TCGGAGCGCCCTGCATGACAAAATCAAAAGATTCCCAAAGCTCTTCTTCATCGACGAAGTCTTTGACGCGTTCCAACTCATTGCGGACTTCTTTTAGCAGCTCGGCAATGGTGCCCTCGGATTCGGGTGTGATGTGCGCGTCGTCGAGAATGGAACCGCGCACGCGGATCCAGAGGGGAAACGGCAAAGTCAGCACCTTGCCGCCCTTTGTCAGATTGATTTCGATTTTCAGCGTGCACGCCTGCGACTTCACGGCGGCGGCGTCAACCGGCACGGTCACGGCGTTGCCCTCAACGGCGCAGGGCACGGAATCATTGAGCAATTCGCCCGCCAGCGTGACAAACCGCGCTGCCGCGGTGCTGCCGGACACATCAAACGCGCCGCCGCGCTCACACAGCAGCACCTCTAAAAACCGCGTGTCGTAGTCGTCGATATGGATGGTCGCAACCAAATTGACAGCGTCCATGCGGTTGATGTCGTATTGAAATTGAATCGATTTCGGATTCAAAAAATCACCTCATTTTTGGGATTTACCCACCCCTATATAGCGAGTTTTCCGCTTTTCTTGCAGTGAATTGCATATGTGCAAAACGCTGAAAACGCAGCCGATTTTGCGGGGGCTGATTTGTTGTTTTCAAATATAATCACCTTCTCTTTGCGATATAGTCGGATAATTTCAATTTTTCCTCACCCAGCTCGATTGCTGTCCAGCGCTCCGCGAGACAGTCAAAGGTCGTTGCGGTGATCTTCGCCTCAACGGTTCGTCCGCCTTTGAGCATAACGTCCACGGTGTCGCCTATGCCGATTTCCCGCATTTCGTCGAGAGCGGGGCGGTAAGTCAGCTGCAAGTTAGTGTTTTCTTCATACTGAATCTGGTTTTTATAAGAGTTATGCGCAAAATAATACGCCGCATTGCGCAGCTCCTGCGCAAGTCTGTCTTTGCCTGCTTGGGAGTCCCAATCAATTTCGGTTGTCGTGAGCTGGTTTGTTGCGTCGAACTGATAAATTCGATACAATTTGGATTTGCTGTTGGTAATCAACACAGGTTCGGAGCAGGCAATTACATCATTCGTCGGCGTGCCGGAATGAATCACCGTGATATTCGCCGTCGCGACAACATGGGAATAGATTTCTGCGGTGGAAAGTGACAGCTTCGGCGCTGAAATGTTTTTGTCCCACCGCAGGACATAATTTTTCTTGACACCGCGGTTGAGCGGAAAGTCCACATTGAAATTATCATAGTGAAATTCGCCGCCGAACACTTCGGCTAATTCCTTGAAGAACTCTCCGAGCGTTCCGGCGCGCGTCCAGCCAACGTCCATTTTTGCCGTTGCCGTAATGTCGGAAGAAAACGTGAAATAGTTTTCAAAATGTAGCAGCGGCTCAACGACCCCCCAATGCAGCACCGGCGTGAGGGTTCCCTGCGCTTCGGAAGAAAACAAGTCGAGAATCATGTTGTTGTTGGCGCAGTGCTTGATATGCCGCCCTTTGACGGTCAGCCGCCCGGCTTCGTCATATTCGCCGCCGTACAGTTCGAAAAACTGCGGCAGGTCAAACGGATTGGCAAGCACCGAAAGAAAGCGCTGGTTCCTGATTTCGCCGATTAATTCATCATTCGGCGAAAACGTCGCGGAAAGCGTGTAGTCACCGTTGAGCCGTTCACTGGCGGTGCATTTTTCAACGTGTGTGAGCCGTCCGATTGGCTTCATACGGTCGGGAGAAGGTATCGGATTTGTCGATTCAAAAAGCAAGGGTAACATTATAACCGCCTCCAGTTTGGTTTTACAAACAATTCAAAACTGCCGGAACTCAATCCGTTTTGGCTGAATTTTAAGATGTTTGCGCCCGGCGTTAAATTCGGCAGCTGCTGAAACGGCAAGTACGTCTTTTCTCCGCCCTCAATGCAATAAAATTGCCCCTGCACATTGTCAAAATAATAGTCTCCCGTGCCCTGTGTTGTTGAAAAAGTGACCGCGTTTCCGTTCACTGTAATAGTAACGTTCTCAACATTTCTGCGGCTGTTGGAATAACGGTAAACCGGTTCGGAATCATATTGCTCGGGATTGACAAGGGTGTTGTCGGCATTGCCGTTGTCGAATTTCGTTTCCTGCGTTCCCTCGTCGCTGTACCAATACGGCAGGCGCGAGAATTGCAGCGTAGCGGTGAGCATAGTACGCAGCTCCCGCTCGATTTGGTTGAAATTAGTCAGCACCGCCTGCGTAAAATAGCCGCTGTTCTCGGTATCGCGGTATTCATAATAAGCGTTTTGCAACGGCGCAAGCCAGTCAATGACCGCCCGCGCCGCCTGCTGCGCTGTTTGCCCGTTCAAAAACGGCAGAAACGCGATTTTTACCGAGAAATCAACATTTTCATAGCTGCCGCTGTCAATAAAATCATCGCCGGACTTGCCGTAGATTTTTTCGCGCTCCACGCGGCGCTTGGCGATATGATGAGAGGGAGCCTGCACGATTCTTCCGCCGAATTCGCTCAGGCTTTGCCCTCCGAACGTGAAATTACGCATAAACTCCCTCCGCCTGTCTTACTTCCTCGGCGAACCGCTCGGAAAGCCGCTCGGCGAGGTTGTCAATGTCAACGTCACTGTCGATTTTGTCAACAGTAACATTGATTGTGATTGTTTGGTTGATGGTTTTTTCATTGTCTCCGCGCTTGAAGGGAGAGCCGCCGCTTTCGCGCTTTGCCTTGCGGTATTCCTCGGCTTCACTCGCGGTCAGAACTGCCTCGCCCGCGTCAAGGTAGGCGAGAAATTTGTCGTTTGGAACATAATCGATACCGGCGCGGAAGCGCGGCAGCGACACGTCGGGAATGTCGGGAATTTCCCAGCCGAAAATCTGAACGACCCAGTTAATGCCGTGCAGCATTTGGTTGATTATCCAGATAATGCCGTTGATGATTCCCTCAATCGCTGCGGGCAGCAGGTTGAAAATTCCCTTTGCCGCCTGCACAATGCCGTTCCACGCTTCTTCCCAATTGCCCTGGAACACGTTGGTGATGAACGTGATAATACCGCCTAAAATGTCGGTAATCGGCTGCAGCAGCTTGGTGATGTTCGTGATTGCTTCGCCCAGAACGCCGGAAAGCAGCTGTGCGAGCAGCTCAATCACCGGGGCGACTAACTGCAAAAGGCTTGAAATCACCGGCAAAATCGTCTCCGCCAACAGTGAGAGCAGCGGCATGACGGCTTCAAACAGCTTTAAAAACAACGGCAGCACCGTTTGTACTATCTGCAAAACCGGCGGCAAAATGATTTGCACCAGCTGAATGATAATCGGCAAAAGCTGCGTTGCAAGCTGAATGAAAAACGGCAAAAGCTGTTGAAAAATTTGCAGGAAAACCGGCAGAATCTGCGTGATAATCTGCTGAATAAACGGCATGAGCGACGTTATCAGCTGCACAAACAGCGGCAGTACCTCCTGCACGATTTGCAGGAAGAACGGCGCGAGCTGCCGGAACAAATCAAGAATGACCGGGAGCAGCGCCGAAACAAGCTCCTGCAGCACCGGGAAAAGCTGCTGCAGCAGCGTGAACAGCACCGGCAATATCGTCCCGCCCATTTCAAACAGTACCGGGAGCATTTGTTCCAAAAAGCCGGACGCAATCGGCATGATTTGCTGAATCATTTTCTGCACGAACGGCAAGCCGTCCTGCAGCTTGGCGGCAACCTTCTGAACGATTGGCATAAACGCGCCGCCGAGCTGTGTAATGATAGCCGAAAACGAGCGTTTGGTCTGGTCGAGCGTATCGGTCAAGCCGACGCCGCTGTCAATCATCTCGTCCGACATCACAAGCCCCAGCTCGTGCGCCTTTTGCTTCATTTCGTCAATGGAGCCGCTCTGAGAATTGAGCAGCGGCATTAATTCGGTGCCGGATTTTCCAAACAACTTATTAGCCAGCGCTGCGCGCTCGGTCTGGTTGTTGACGCCTTGCAGCGCAGTCAGGCAGTCATAGAGCATTTGCTCCTGACTTTTCATTTTGCCGTTTCCGTCGTCAATTTCTACGCCCAGCCGTTTAAACAAATCAACGGCGCTTTGCGTGCCGCCGGCAGCCGCGTCCATTTGATTTGTCAGCGTTTTCATACCGCCGCGTAGGTTGTCCACGCTTGTGCCGGACTGTGAGCAAATGAAATCTAATTCTTGATACGCCTGCCGTGAAATGCCGATTTTCTGCGACATCTTGTCGATATGGTCGGCGGTGGAGGCGGAGCTTTCCGCCATTTTAAGCATACCGCCCGCCGCGGCGCTTGCGCCGCCGACAACGGCAGCGCCCCATTTGGCGGCGGTCTGAATGCCTTTTCCGAGGGTAGACGCAACGCCTGACGCCTTTTCGTCGGTTTTGGAAATAGACTTGTTCGCTTCATCATTGTTGACGAAGATGGAGCCGAACAGCTTAAAGACTTCTACTGCCAGCGGCTACACCTCCCACACATAATCGTCAATGAAGTGTTCCGCCTTTTTGTGAATCTGCTCCGGCGTCGGCTGTGTGCCGCCTGCCGCGAGCTTTTGCGAAACGCGCTGCTTGAAATCGTCAAGCGAAACGTCCGCAAGCGCCGCGTAACTCACCTCATACGCCCTCAAAAGCGCCTCGTCGTTCGATTTTTCGACAAGGTAATGTATTATCTCATTTACCTCGGAAAGCTCGGCACGCGCCAAAATTTCGAGGTTCCCGCAGCAGTAGGCAATCAGCAGCTCTACTGTTTTGACATCAAGGCAGAGACAGACTGAAAAAAATCCTTGAGGTTGTTTTCCGCAACCAGCGCTTTCATGTCCGCTTTGACGGTCGCGAAATCATATTCCGAGATTTCTTCGGGCTTAACGCCCTTTAACTCGGCGTAGAGCTCATAAATCTTCTTCTCCACGTTTTCATCGGCAGCCGCCTGAATCATGGTGATGATAAATTCCATACCGACCTCGTCGGCGCTCTTGCCGCTCTGAATCTCGCTCGCAAACTGAACGATTTCGGCGCGGATATTCGCCGCCTTAATGATTCTTGCGAGCAAAAAGGCGTGTTTTAACGCAAGCTTTTTCATCTGGGTTCCTCCTGTTGTGTTTCCTGTGTCTGCGCTGAGGTTTGCAGCGGATAGAAAATTTTAAACGGCGGTCTGAGTTCCTGAGAAACATCATCGTACACGTCCGCGTTGTTGTAGCCGAAGAACTGACATTCCACACCGGCGTTGTTTTTGTCCTCGTTGGTAATCGTCAAGCCGCCCTCGTGAAAGGCGTTGTAAACCTGAATAATAATCGGGTCATTCTCGCCGAGAATATTGCCGACGTAGGTGATATTCTCGATGTAGTCGCTCCCCCTGATGGTATCGCGCCCTGTGATTTGGGAATAGCCCTCTGTTAACCCTGCGCCCTCGTCGGCAACGCCGAGCGCGAGCTTGAGCGTGTCGGCGGTGATTTCCACCAGTGTTGTTTTCAGATAAACCTCCCAGCCGTCAATCAGCGTGTCACCCTTGGTGCGGGTTTTTACGCCGTCGATTTCCATGCGGCGGAAGGTGGGCTTTGCCGAAAACTCGGTGCCCTTTCGCGTTGCGCCGAGGCACTTGCCCGCTGTCTTTGCGGTTGCATAGGTGTCGGTGCCGACCGTAAAATTCTTAAAAACAGCGCCCGCGTCAAGCAGCAGCCTGTCGGGCGTGTTCGCGTTGTAGCCGCTGTAGGGCTTTACGCGCCGTACTTTTGCAGTAGCTATGTTACTCACTCCTTACATAGATTCTGACTTCAAACGTCAGCATAACGCGCCGCAGGCTTTTGTCCTGCTCAGCAATCGGCTGACGGTCTTTGTTGTAGTAAAATTGATAATACACCGCGTCGGTGTAATGCACGGACTTGTCAATGGCTTCAATCAGCGCGTCGAGAAAGCTATCAATGCGCTCCTGCTGCCCTTTATCCCAGCAGTTGAGCGTGAGCAGATATTTTTCGTAGGGATACCCCTCAACCGCCAGCTGCTTGAAGTCGTAAACCGTGCGCGGAAAGTCCGCGCCGGGCGGTGCCTGCTGAAAAAACAAGGAAGGGCAGTATGCCGACAGCAGGCTTTGAAAAATCCGCTTGTGTTCGTTTGTTCTACTCACCGCTGTACTCTCCTTCGTCAATCATCTGCTCCGCCGATTCGGTGCCGACGGCGCTCAGATATTCGTGCTGTATCCTTTGAATTTCGGCGATATTGTTTTGCGCGGAATCGGACAGCGCGCCGATTTTCGGCTGATTCTCCGTGCCGATTTCCTGAAACAGTCCGTAAAAGCCGCCGGGCTTAAAGCCCACCTGCAAATCGGGCGTTGTCTGCTTGGAGCGCACCCAGTATTGCGTATTCTTTGCAAGCCGCCCGGTGCGCCGCTTGATTTTTCTGCGCGTTTCGCGGCAGACATATTTGCCGGTATCGCGCAGCGCGGCGCGGGTCAGCTCCTTGAGCGTGTACTGTATGCGGTCGCAGTTGGACAGAAACTCCACGCCGTTTTTGCTGAATTTGACCGATTTAGGCAAAGGCATTCGTTTCCCCCACAATCGCGGTTAAATACAGTTCCGTGCGCTCGCTGCTTTTCAGCGGATAGGAGCGGTAGATTTGGAACCGCTCGCCGTCAAGCTCGCAAAGTTCCTCGTTGTGATAATCAAAGGAATACACCTCCAGCACGACCTCGGGCTTGAAGCCCGCCGCGGCAGCCTGAAAGAATTCCGACTGCCGCACCGCCTTTTTGACGGCAAACACCCTTACGGGAATTTCGGGATAAACCGAGTTTCCGTAAGCGTCCGTAACCGGCTCGCCGCGCTTAATCAGCGTCACCATTGCGTCGCAGTTCATTCCGTCACCTCCGCCGTGCGCGAGCCGAGCGCGTCGCGAATGTCCTCATACCGTTTTTGCCATTTATCATCGGCGACAAGTCCGAAGTTTGCCCGGCAATAGAAAATAATCGCCTGCCGAATCAGCGGCTCGTTTTTGGTAGAGGCGGTGTCCACGCCTGCCCCCTTCATATCAGCAAGGCAGGCGTTCATCATCGGCTGCAGTGAGCTGATGTCAAAGTCGGTGCCGGTAAGGCGCAGGGCGGTGTGCAGCTCGTCAATGAATTCGTCAAATCCGACCGCCATGTTTCACCGCTCCTTACGACGCTTTCTTTGTGAGGGTAACAAGGCTGTTTTTGTCGATAACCTTGCCGTCGGCAAGCATAACCGCTTTAAGGATAACCTCGTCGGTGTCGTCGTCAATGTAGCGCTTCATCATCATGCCCATCACTTCGTTCCAGACATAGAAACCGAGGTCAAAGAGCGCGGCAACGATGGTGTCCGAGGCAACAGTCGGCGCAAAACTGCCCATGTAACCGTCCGTGAGTACAACGTGACGACCGTTGAGCACATACTCCTGCGCGTCGGACAGTCCCGCGTTGATTCTCGCGATAGGCTGACCGTTGTCGTCGGTAATGCCCATAAACGCGATAAAGGTTTTCTTTGTCATCAGCCAGACAGCATTTTTATAAGCCGCAGGGAGCGCCGCTTCCATGTCGAGGATTGTCTGATAGGTCAGCTTGCCGTTTGCGCCTGCGGCAACCGTCAGCGCCTGACCTGTGGGCGGTGTTTCAAGCAGGATACCCTTCGGGCAGCCGGTACCGCTGCCAGAAACCATCTTGCCCTCCATTGAGAGATACATTGCCTCTGCAATCAGGTTGACAAACTGCTCCTCGAAGATTTCGAGAGAGGTCACGCTCATAAACAGAGAGAGCGACACCTTGCATTCGAGCTTGTAGCCGCTGAACACCAGCTTGTCGGTTGTCAGCTTCTGTCTGTCGGAGCCCTTGTCCTCGTCAACCCATGTTGCAACGGGCTTTACGCTGGCAGTCGGAATGACCAGCGCGGTCGGGAAAAAAGTCTTGAATACGCGGGCGTAAATCTCGCCGTATTCTTCGAGCTTGACAACGATTTTCTGATAAAGGGTGGTCGGCACGATAGAGCCGGCAGTTGCGGAGGTGGTTGTCTGATTCTCATTGCGGAACTTGGCGGGAATCGGCGTCTCGGCGAGAATGTTCTGCATGAACGCTCTGCGGTATTCCAATGTGTTATACATGTCGTCCGCAGGCTCCGCCGAAAGCTCGTCGGTGAGCAGTACGCCCTGTGCGGCGCCTGCAAGCTGTGCGGGATTTGCCGCGGGCAGGTGGCTGCCGTTGAGCGCGTCGAGATTTGCCTGTGCGGTGATGGTCTGCTCGTGCTTGGCGTCGAGATCGTTAATCCGGTTCATAATTTCCTTTGCCTTGTCGAGCTCGCCGTTGTTGATGTGCTCCTGTGCCTGTGCGACAAGCTGAGCACGCTGCTGTTCGTAAGTCATTTATCTTACTCTCCTTTACAATAATTTGATTAAATCAAGCTGCGCCTGCGCTTTTGCGCGTTCGGCGCGGAATTTGCGGATGGTTGCGGCAGGAAGCAAGCCTGTCATGGCGGCGGCAAGCTGTACGCCGCTTTCGGGCGTTTTGGCGTAGTCGGCAAGCTTGTCCACAAAGCCCTTTGCAACCGCAGTGTCGGCGGACATATAGGTCGTGCTGTCCATCAAGCCGAGCAGCTCCTCCTCGGAAAGTCCGGTCTTGCTGCGGTAAGCCGCCATAATTGCACGATTTGCTTCGCGCAGTGTGTCGGCGCTGTGCTCCATGTCGCGGTAATCGCCCTCGGCGCGGGACTGCACATTGTGAATCATCATCATAGCCGTCGGC